TTAGGCAAATGTTAAGCCATAAGGAAAAACTTTCTCAGGACGCACGCGTAAAACTTTCAACAATCCATTCCGCCAAAGGGGGTGAAGCGGATAATGTATTATTGATACTTGATAATACAGACAAAATTAGGGATGGAATTGAAAAGAGTCCTGAGAAAGCTGACGAAGAACATCGAGTATGGTACGTCGGCGTCACAAGAACCAAACAGAACCTATACATTATGGCAGCAAAGGAGGATAGATTAGGATATGAAATCCAAAGTATACACTAAACAACATGGAGGAAATCATTACTCCAATTTTAAAATTCAGCCTTCACAATTTATCAACACCAACAATTTGCCTTTTGCTGAAGGAAATGCTATTAAATATATCTGTCGTCATAAATACAAAGGAAAGAAGGAAGATTTGAAAAAAGCCATTCACTATATAGAAATGATTATCGAAAGGGATTATGAAGATTCCTAAGTTTGAAGCTCAAACAGAATGGGTAAGACCCACAGAATTTCCAGACTTACGCCAAGTTGATGAAATTGCAATTGATTTAGAAACCAAAGATACCAACCTTAAATTAAAAGGATCAGGTTCAGTGATTGGAGATGGAGATGTGGTTGGTATCTCAGTCGCAACGACTCATTATAAAGGATACTTTCCTATTGCTCACGAAGGTGGGGGAAACATGGATCGTAAACAAGTTTTGAGTTGGTTAAAAGATATCCTTGAATCTGATGCCATTAAAATTTTTCATAACGCTATTTATGATGTGTGTTGGCTTAGACATTTAGGTTTTAAGATCAATGGAGATATTGTATGTACGATGGTTGCTGCGGCAGTCACGGATGAGAATAGATTTCGTTATGATCTCAATAGTTTAGCGTGGCATTATTTAGGCTATGGTAAAAATGAAAGAGCCTTAGTGGAAGCCGCGGAAGGATGGGGCATTGATCCTAAAGCTGAAATGTATAAGCTTCCAGCGATGCACGTAGGTGCTTACGCTGAAAGAGACGCAGAAGTTACTTTAGGTTTATGGCAAGAACTTAAGAAAGAAATTATTCATCAAGACCTGGAAGATATTTTTGATTTGGAAACTGAACTCTTTCCTTGTCTCGTTGATATGAGATTTAAAGGGGTAAGAGTGGATGCAGAACGTGCCCATCAAATGAAAAAAGATTTTATCAAAGAAGAAAATGAACTCTTAAATAAGATAGAATTAGAAACGAATATACGACCCCAGATTTGGGCAGCTAGAAGTGTAGCTAATGTTTTTGATACGCTCAAGATTCCTTATGAAAGAACCGTAAAAACATCTGCTCCTAGTTTTACGAAAAATTTTTTACAACACCACGAACATCCGGTGGTAAGAATGATTGCTCAAGCAAGAGAGATTAACAAAGCCCATACCACTTTTATTGATTCCATACTAAGACATGAACACAAAGGAAGAATACACGCAGAGATCAACCAATTAAGATCCGATAATGGAGGAACTATTACAGGAAGATTTTCTTATCAGAATCCAAACCTCCAGCAAATTCCTGCAAGGAACAAGGATCTAGGACCAAAGATAAGAAGTTTATTTATTCCAGAGGAAGGATGTCAATGGGGATGTTTTGATTATTCTCAACAAGAACCAAGACTCGTAGTCCACTATGCTTCTTTATATAAACTTCCTTCAGTATATGAAGTAGTGGATTCTTATCAAGATAATATTAAATCAGATTTTCATCAAACTGTTGCTGATATGGCAGAAATTCCTAGAACCCAAGCCAAGACCATTAACTTAGGATTATTTTATGGAATGGGTAAAGCAAAACTTCAAGCTGAACTAGGAGTGAGTAAAGAAAAAGCAGAAGAATTATTTGCTCAGTATCATAATAAAGTTCCGTTTGTTAAACAGTTAATGGCTAAAGCTTCTAATAGAGCTCAGGAGCGTGGTCAAATTAGAACCTTACTAGGACGATTATGCAGATTCCATTTATGGGAACCAAACAGTTTCGGGATGCATAAAGCCTTACGACATGAAGAAGCACTCCAGGAACATGGACCAGGGATTAGAAGAGCATATACTTACAAAGCTCTTAACAAACTTATACAGGGATCTGCTGCCGATATGACCAAAAAATCTATGGTAGAATTATATAAAGAAGGTATAGTAGCACATATACAGATTCATGATGAGTTGTGTGTATCAGTTGAAAATGATAAACAGGTTCAAAAAATCGTTGAGATTATGGAGAATGCTGTTAAACTAGAAGTTCCCAATAAAGTAGACTACGAACAAGGAAAAAATTGGGGAGACATCTATGATAAATAGAGGAGGAAATATGGAAACAATTAAACAAATCTGGAAAGATCACAGAAAAGTGTGTATCGGTGCCGGTGTAGTTGTTGTTATATTAATTATAGCAGCATTTTAATAATTAAAATCTAAAGGACTTTATGTTGAATGGCTTACCTAAACGCAAATATTCCTGCAACTTATGCGCAGATCAGGAGAGAATATCTATATGACCTTTCCGGACATGTGGGAGAAGTTGAAAACTGTCTTATCTTTGGTATGGCATCGATTACAGGACGTGCTTTACTCTTTCATGCAGTTATGGAAAATGGTGCTATCTTCTATCGTTTGCCTATTTCAGCCTTCATTCAAAGAGGATTTGATGTCAAAAAAGTTCCTCGGATGCGACTTGACGAGTTGGAGCTTTGGAATTGTTTTAGTTACTATCCTGCTATTACTACTTATGATGTCTTAGCCAGCCAAACAGCTAAATATATTGGTAAAGACAAAAAATGGTACAGTGGTTCTTATCTTTTTACGGTTGACTGGGCACATCCAGAGAGTAATATAGTAGACACAGATCATTCTGAAATTCCGCACGAACATAAATGCGCGCACATTCTCGCTCTTGAAAATGGTAACTATGCAGCACAACCTAATAATAGATTGATATGGAATATTCCATCATTTACTGTTAGAGAGGAAGTACCATTTGATTGGAAAGTCCAAACTTCAGAATGGAATGTTGAGGAGAGTAGTAAATGGGTAACGGAAGATTCAGATAGATTCTTTTACGAAATGGAGGAAAAAAATGAGTAAATGTAAAGATTGTTTTTGTGATTGTCATTGTAATGTAGGCGAACATTCAGATGCCAATGGGGTATGTGCATGCACTAAATGTAATTGTAACCCTCAAGGAGCCAAAGTAAACGATGAGGAGTGCCTATCGTGTCAATAGAAGAAAAACAAACTTGCAATATGCATACCAAAGAAAAAGAAAAATCAGGTATATGTTGTCAAATAGACGAACAAGAAAACGCAGAGCAACTAACGTATGAACATAGTGTTCGCGTAGGTCCTGCACCAAAGGAGCCAAAATGAATAAATTATATTTAGTTCTGGCATTATTATTTGCATTAAGCGCCTGCTCGGTAGGCAAAAAATGTACCTATACACAAGATGGAACAAAACTCACATCTTATGTATGGTTTTATAATGGTGGCAAACCAATTGATTTAGATAAAAACAATTGTAATTAAATGAACGATAAACTAATAACGGCGCGATACGCTATTTTATTACAGCTTGGGGTAATAGAAGATGAAATATCGAACTTTAAAAGAATTTCGAAGAAGAAGGATCTTAAGGAAAATAAGAACACAGGAAACTAGATGGATGAAATATTTAGTATCCTCTCTCATAATTATCTTGCTTTGGTTAGCTACATGTAGTCAAGTAGTAGCTAAATGGGGGATTAATGCATAATCACCCATATGATATTCATATGGCTGGAATGTTCATATTTATCACCCTTTATCTAGTAATTGAAATAATTTTTTAACATGATAAAATACTTAACGTTATTTATAGGAATGAGCATTGGAATTGTTATAGGATTCTCTGTGTATCATTATTTTTTTATGGACAAATTTAGTTGCTGTGGAGTTTATGGCTGATAAAATTTTACCAATGCTGATTGGCTTGCTCATAGCCCTTGGAGGCTGGAGTCTTAGCCGTACATTTGAACTCTCTACCATTCAAGCGGTACATGAAGATAAAGTTGATCGACTAGAACGACACGTAGATAAATTACAAGTTCATATAGAGAACATGATGAAGAGTGATGAAGAGATCATGGACCAACATAAAAAATTATTTGAAAAATTAGAACAAGGAAGTAGCTCTTCAGGGAGTTATAACTACTAATGACACTTAAAATTTC